TTCCAAAGGCGCTTTTTCCTACTACCTCTAGGTACTTGCTATGGTAAGGGTACTTGCAAAGGAAGAGTTTGTTATGCCCAATTGCAAATGGAACCAGGGTTGGGAAGGTGCGTAGGTACTCAACCAGGCCATCCATAACCCCCAGCCAGTGCGGGTGGGTGATGTCATCAAGTATGACGATACCCGTATCACTGACATACTTTTCGGCTAATTTTAAATCATTGAGTGTGTGCGTCTTTGTATGCCCACCATCTATAGAGAAGTATCTAATAGAGCCAGCAGGGATTGTAGTATCTAGATGTGCTTTAATTTTTCCAGAAGTAGAGTCTCCTTTAACAATGAGTACTTTATCTCCGCCAAAATTATCGTAGCGCTTTAAATTTTCAATAAAGATATCTGTGGAGCCCTGACCGCCATTACTATCACTGTTGAGGTGCTGGTCTTCAAAGATATCTATGGCGTAAGAAGGTTCTAGAGTATCAATCATATTTCTAAGAAGAAGAAAAAAGCGCCCCATATAAACGCCAATTTCTGCAACGCCACCTTCTTTGTTCCAATCTACATTAAGGACTTTCATAAACTCTGGCAGGGTCTGTACCACCCATCCAGCAACTTTAGTAAAGCCATCATTAAGATATTTATCGTAATGAGATTCAACTACCTCTTGCCCTATGCCCATAAAATCTAAGTTACTTTTTACTGTAGTGGCGTACTCTAAGGGCAAAGCCATTTTAGATAGTTTAGTAAATAACTCTTGACTTTCATCTTGGCGTCCTACCCACCAAGCACATACAGCCTTTTCAAATGTTAAACAAAAATCTCCTGGGTAATCCACACCAATAGGAAGTGGTGCGTGATTGCCCGATAACTTATAGAGGCCAGTCTCTGCATACGTGTAAGCCTCTTGCCAATTCTTATTGCGTTCACTATATCGAGAAAGTAAGAACCACGCCTCTGGTCGTCCTGGCTGATATGCCGCTGCTTTTAAAAATAAGTTTTGCACTGTGGCTTGTCTATTTTTTTGTATCTCAAAACAGTTTGCAGATATCAATAACGAGGCATACACATACTCAGGGTGGGTGTAATAGCCATACTCTGCAGTTCTTAAATAGAAAGATATAGCCGATGCAGTTTGCCCAATAGATTTGTATTCTGTAGCAATGTTAAAGCAGAGCACTGGATTAAAAGGGTCGTTGCTTAACTCGGTAACTAATTTATCTATGGCTTCAAACATTAATTGCCTCTGCAATCATGCTATCTACTAGCGCTCCTGGAACCTGCAATACAAATGCAGCGTTATCAACGTAGCCAAAAGTTATCAGTAGGTCATCACCTAGTTGAGCAGCACCTGCGGCAAACTCTATCTGCCCATCTAAGAATGACCAAGATGATGGGGACATGCCTTCCAACACAAAAAATTCATTCCATACACACAATCTGTGTCGGTAGGTGGCGTTCTTCTGTTTCATGTAATTACTAAATAAAACTACCTCATGGGTAATAGCAATATATTTATTGCCCCATTTAATAACTTGAGAACCACCACGTTGGTCAGAGTTAACGGTCTTACCTTCTTTAAGCGATATCTGCTCACAGGTAGGTTCTTTAGGATTAGCCTTAACCACCTCTGTTGGAGAGGTCCACTTAATGTATTGAAACTCTCTATCTAAAATTGGCATCCAATTTTTTTCGCAATAAGAAGTTTCATCTATTGGGGCTGGAATTCTTATGCGAGATACTTCTTTAGCAGTCCACTTTTTCTTATCAATTTTTAACTCTGATAGTTCCATACGGCCTTGACCGTTAGTGGTGGTATCTCGCCTAACGCCTGTGGCGTAATATTTTCCGCCCCATTTAACAAGGCGTGCATCTTCTTCACCTACAAATGTCCAAATAGGTTTTACGTCTAATTTTGTTGTATCAATAAGTGTGTAGTTAATAATGTTTAAATCTTTATCAAGGCGACAAAAATAATTAGAAGTTACTAGCCTTTGGTCTTCTTCTGGGTGTAGATATGCCAGTGGACCCCAAACGCTAGGAAAGCGTTGGTCGTTTTCTGCGTGATAAAGTGTATAGTTCAAAACTCTAACAATACAAAGAATGTCTTCATCATCGTCAATAAAAACACTAGGGTTCATTACACCCATGCCTTTAGTAAGTTCTGCAGGGATAATAAGGGGCTTTAATTTTCCGCCCTTTTGTACCGATTGTTGTACCAGATTCATGGGGTGAGTCTAGCGGTAATTAAGCACCAATCAACATAAACTCAGAGAATGCTGCTCCAGCCGCAGGAGTTGACCATTGAACTCCTGAACCAGTAGATACAAGTACTTGACCACTTGTGCCAACAGCGGCGCCTGCAGTTAGTGTTCCTGTAAGCGTAATGTTGGAAATTGTTGGGCCAGTTCCAAATACAACTACACCAGTACCAGTCTCATCTGATATAGCCGCAGCCAAAGCCGCAGAGTTAGCGTAAGAACCAGTAGCACCAGTTGTACCTTGGGTACCCGTTGCTCCTTGGCTACCAGTAGTTCCTTGAGAGCCAGTGGTACCCTGTGTACCTTGAGAGCCTGTTGTACCAGTAGTACCCTGAGTACCTGTGGTGCCCTGCGAACCTGTAGAGCCTGTGGTTCCCTGTGAACCAGTAGTTCCAGTCGTTCCCTGTGAGCCTGTAGAGCCTGTAGCACCTTGTGAACCTGTTGTGCCTTGACTTCCAGTAGTACCAGTAGTTCCCTGGCTTCCAGTGGTGCCCTGTGAACCTGTAGAGCCCATATCACCAGTACGAGCAAAGGTGATAACAATGTCATCGGTATTGGCAAGAGTTCCATTACCAGAGACGTAAGCACAGTTGACAGTAAACCAACCAGTGTTATCGGTTAATGATGAGATTGTGTAAAGTTTAAATGTACTGTCATCGAACTTCTTAGATACACGGAAGTGACCCTTGATAGTTGATGTTGAGTCATCAATGGTGTTTAAGAATGAAGATATATCTGTTGCGGCATCATTACTAGCATCAATGTACATAGCAGTAGCAGATGTTGGAGTTGCATTATTAAAGCGCAAATTTCCAGTACCTGGGTCAGATGCAGTTGTTGTAGTGCTGAAGGTGTAATCAAATGTAGCACCACCAAAGTTACCGTTTTGTCCTGTAGTACCTTGAGTTCCAGTAGTTCCTTGTGAACCTGTAGTTCCCTGTGAGCCAGTAGTGCCTTGAGCACCAGTGGTTCCCTGTGAGCCTGTGGTGCCCTGTGAACCTGTAGAACCAGTTGTACCTGTAGTACCTTGAGTTCCAGTAGTTCCTTGTGCGCCAGTAGAACCTGTGGTGCCCTGTGAGCCAGTAGTACCTTGAACTTGGGTTACAACTGTATCTATTACTCCGCCATTATATGTAAATGAAATTCCAGTTTTAGAACCACTGTTTAAAGCATTAGCAATACGTGTATTTGAAGCGTATTTATTAGTAACACCCTCTGCTAAGTCATCTGTTGTACTTAAAGCGGCGCCAGAAATTAAGTTTTCAATAGCGGTTTGATTAATGTGGTAAGGAAGAGCAGACCATACGGCAGAACCAGTACCAATTTTAAACTTACCAGTGTTGGTTTCAAAACCAATCTCACCAGCAGAGAGTGTTGGGTCTGCAGTGTTCCATTGGGTTGCAGTACCACGACGTACTTGAATCTTGACTGTCACTGGAATGTACCTCCATCATACGTATATTCAAAAGTAGTTAAAGTAGGTGTTCCACCATCCACAGCAGTTCCTGTATAAGTAGAAGAAGGACTTCCACCATTTTCAGAGGCTACAGTTGGTACAAACTCAATCCACGAACCACCATTGTAGACGAACAGGCTTTGTGTATTCTCATTGAAATACACATCGCCCTTGTATTGTCCCGTTGGCTCTGAAGGAGTTGCCAGTACATTGATAGGTACCAGTGCTTTTTTGCTCATGGTTTATGCGTGTACCACAACTCGGTAGGTCTCTCCTAATGCAGGAGCAACCGCAAATCCGATAGTTACTGTGTTTGAAGTAATGTATGTTACATCAGTAATAACTTCCATGGCGCTAGAAATTTCATAGACAGTCACTTGAATGTCTGTAGTTGCTAGTCCGTGAGTAAGAGTAAACTCTGTAGCAGAGTATGGTGAGGCTGGTGTAATAGTAGTTGCATACTTGCGTACCACTACCGCTGTATCAATTGCTACATCATCAGCATTTACTGTGATACCAGTTCCAGCACCAACTGCAAATGTTGTTCCAATTAGAGTAAGACCTGCGCCACCTGCATATGTTCCAGCACCTGAGAACTGTGTGAAGGTTAACGCTGTGGTATCTA